TAGCGCTGGACCATGATCTTTATTTATGGCGATATTAACAGAGAGAGCCTGCATCTGATTTTTGATGCTTGTAAGAATGGCTTTTCTCTTCGTTTCTACTGTAGACATTTCTCTCCTAAATAAGCTCAGCTAACTTAGTGATATGCTGCCTAAGGTGAACTAGGTCCAAATAAAGAGAGGCGTGTTCTTTCTTATAAAAGAAAATAATATCATTATTTGCTGCCCAAAACCTAAAGCTATCTGGAGTTTCTGGATCTGTACTGGGCATTGTTATGTTGGTTTCTCCCGCTAAAAATTGAGCAACGTGCATAGGGGGTAGCGCCATCAGATCTGAAACAACTTTATTATTTTCTATATTCCTGACATCAAGCCCCATTGATAATAAAGCCTGATTAGCCCATACTGCTATATCTTCTCTGTTACCCAATTCGTAATAAGCCCACTGCCACTCAAGAAGAGCTTTAAACATTTCGTGCAGCGTATGAGTTACCACATGTGGATGAATAGACGAGAGACTGCGAGAAATGGACATCTCATCGAAAACATAATTAGCTATTACAAAATTGCCGAGTTCAGCTGCGACTTGCTCTTTTCTTAAGACATTTTCTCCAGATATTCCTTCTGGCAGTATTAGATCAATACTAAAATAATCTGTTGAATGTCCCACTGAAACAAAATCAGATAACGACAGCATTCCGAAGTTAGCGTTATCATCCTTTAGATCTAGCAACTTGCCGAAAATAAAAGCTCTAGATAATCTATTCTGCGTATACGATGCCGACTTCAAAAATTTACTAGTTTCTAGAATAGAAATAGCTAAATCATAATCTTCATCTATAATGGCTTCAACTAAGTCGAATTCTATATCCTGAGTTATAGTAAAAGAATTTCTAACATCGCCTTCAGAAACATACTCAAGAGTCAACTTTTTTAAGTGATTAATTCTATTTTCTAAAGCTATTTTTTTAACTATATTATCTATTAGCATAAGACCAGATCCTTTTACAGTTGTCCCATGTTAATAGTAACAGAGGTTAATCTAAAATCTCATCTATACATTCTCTTATTGTCCAGCTTTCTCCAGTAGTAAGTGGCACGTCGTCTAGGGGCATGGACTGCCAGTTAAATCTGGTTATAACTGAGCCACTTCTTCCTATAATAAACTTTTCCCAGCTGTGAGGGATTCTAGCTACTGCCTGCCCCTCCACGTTCCAACCTTCAAAAGCTTCATCGGAATTATTTGCTCTGGTATCAGATATTCTACGCTTTTCCTTGCCCTTTAAAAACGAATAAAGGGCGTGTTCGTTTTTACCATTTACTTCCATTTTTTCTAAAAAAGGAAAAGTAATAAATGGATATGCTTCTTTTATAAAGGTCGCTATGTCCTCATTGTTACCAGGCTCCATCCGACCAAACTGGTTACATGGGACGCCAAGAACAGTAAATCCCCTATCTTTAAATTCATCATGAATAACCTGCAGCTGCCAAAACTGTCTAGCGGTTCGCGCATAGGACCAAAATGTACTACATTGAGGCTGATATCCATACTTTGATACAGTATTTACAATTAAAACAACCTTACCTTTTAAAGTTTGTAGAAAATCTTTTTCGCCACTTAGGCTCTCAGCATATACCTGGTATAGGTTTTCCATCTGTTTCTTCTCCATCAAATTCAACTTCTAAATAATCTTCAATACGCACTTTGCCACTAATACTGGATTCAACAATTTCTCCACAAATTTGCACTTGACAGGGGAACGGGACTTCTGTTTCAAATAAAGAATCAAAATGGTTACCTTTAATAATAAGAGAACTACAAACAGCAGATCCTTTATTTATTATTATTTTGCAATTGCTATCTTTAAACTCTAGGAGGCATGACTCGTTCCCCAGTGGAGTTCTAGCTATTATGTGATACTGATTATTGAACATTGTACATTTGTATTTCTGGCTCAGAAAGAGTTATGTGATAATCATGTCTTGGCCCTATTCGTTCGCCTTTTTCATTTAAACCTGTTCTTATTCCATTCATCCAGGTCCATGGCTCTTCTTGCATTTTTTTCATTTTAGCTTCACTATAAGATTTACGAGCCTCAAATAGCTCCGGATCTTCCCAGAGATTTTTTATTGATATAGAAGTTTGCTCTAATTCATTCTTATATATAAAAAAGAATGCAAAAGGCATCCCTTCTGGAAATACTATTTCTTCATTTTCTTTGGTTATTTTCCAGTTAAACTGGACTTCATCTGGCCACCAACTGCTTGGAATAATTGCAGAAAGCGGTGCGGCGCCATCTACAAAATAATTTGGAGAACCCATAATCCACGTCTCGTATCCAGGATCTGTTTGAAAGGCCCACGCTAAACGAAAGTCTACCATACCAACCTTATTGCAGTCTGCTATAATTCTATTCTCATGCTCAACATGAACTCCATCTGAATCTTCGTTTAAAATTTTAGGTATTGAATTTCCACCCTCCCAAATAACTCTGACCTCTTTTTGTAGTATTAGCTCCCAGCCATTAACGTTTGCAGTACTAACTGGCAAGCATCTATAGGCATGTTTGTTATATGTGTCGTCCATCCAGTCTCTTTTGATGCGCGACTGTTTAATGAGTGGCGCCGACTGATGTGTTCTCAATAGAGTTAGATTAGTCATTTTTTCCTTCTTTAAATATTTATTAGTACGCAGAAGCTTTATTCATGTTTCTAGAAAAACCACCGTGCTGATGAGCGTCGTCATTGTAGTCAAACATTGTAACCGCTGAGTATTTTACTCCACTTGTTACAGGCAAAGAGGCATGAGCGTATAGGTATGTCGACGGAAAAAACACCATATCTCCCATTTCAGGTTTCCATTTAATGTCTAAATATGGGAAATATAGTTCCCCACCGTCATAGTCATCATTTAAATATACAATACTTGACACTGTACATATATAAGAAAACCCATGATCCGAATGAACCGCGAAGTGCTGCTTAGGACCGTATCTAACAAAATTAATTGCCTCCATGTAAGTCATATTAATATTATAATTTTGTTGATAGTATTTTAAATTTTGATTTAACTTAGACTCTACTTTATCGACCACTTCAGACAACTCTGAGTATTGTGGCGGAAAATGAGGAACATATCTTTTACTTATCTTAAAGTCAACACAATCTCTGTACTCAGGCATTTTCTGCCCCTCACCAACTAGAGCTTCGTTCCAAGAAAAAAATGGATCAGTACTATTAGATAGTGATGATTCTAATTTGTTTATAATATCATCCTCCTTTGTTATCGTATTTTTAAATACAACAATTCCCATTTTTTTATCCGCTAAGTATTCAAAATTCACTATTATCTCCTTTATTTAGACTACATTATTCTATCATTGTACGCACTACGTCACAACAAGCTATCAAATTTTATATAACTGCTTGACCAGGTCGGAGTATTCTATCTCATTTTTCAAAGTGCCGTCCTCATTTACAACACTTTGATACAAAAGTGTTGTAGCGTGCTTTGCTTGATCCATTGCAAGTTGAAGCCATTGTTCTTTCCCATATTCCTCTTCTTTTTGCAGCCAGATGTCTAAGTTTTCATCTGTATTATATTTCAAATAATTTCTTACCAGAAATTTAACACCTTTCTCAACGACCTTCACGCCATGATAATACGGTTTGTTTCCAGGATATAAAGGATTGCCAGATGGAAAAACTATTATATCTCCAGCTGTTGGTTTATATTCTATCATTTTATTATCTACGATAAAAACAATTTCCCCACCATCATAATTATCATTAACATAAGTCGTAGAAGTTAACAAAAACTTATCTCCAGGCCACCACCACTCACCAATTTGGTAATCAGTATGAAAATTCATACTATAACCAAATTTATTATTATGAAAATTTTCATTATACTTTGCTGGGTTAGGTTGTGTAATAAAGCTTTTTTCTGGCAGATTAATACCCTTATGCTTTATATAATTATCGACGGCAAGGAGTGTCGACTCACTTAATCTTCTAAATAAATATAGTTCCTTAACTGTTTTATTTACGTCATGCGATTTTTTATATATATCTTCAAATGTTTTTTTATCATAAAAATTAGAGAGAGGATTTGTAGAGCAAATCTTTCCAATTGTGTACCAATCAGTCCACTTATTATAGATCAGTTCACCTGAAAAAATATCTTCTGATTCAATTAGAATGTCATGAAGTAGAGCGTTGTCTGGCAGTAAATCATGGTATACAAATATATTTTCGTATATCTCCTCAAACTGCAGATTAAAAAAATGTGAGTTTAGAAAACTTTGTTCTTTAAACGACATGTCAGTAGACATACTTTCTTTTTATAATAAGCTAGTTATCGTATAAAAAGATGGAGTAGTCCATCTTTCTCCAGAAATCACTTTTTTCACACCATGAAGATAATGAATATCTCCAGGATGAGCGACCGCTAAACCAGGTTTAGGTTTGATCTCTAAGTCATGTTGGGGATAGTAAAGTTCTCCTCCCTCAAAATCTTCATTATAATAGATTAATGAATTAATATCATAATTTGGAAAAGGATTTGGAGAACCATCTAGCAACTGTTTGTCGGCATGTGGTTCCTGATACAGGTCTTCAAACCATCTAATAATTACCGGAGGTCTTGAATAAAGGGTTACTCTAAAGACTTTTTCTAGATGCTTTTTTAATTTATCTATATAAAAATCGACTAAATTATAAATATCCTCATTCAGTCTTTTAATTATTTCACCACTACACTGACGATCTTTCCAGTATGATGCGTTGTACAATACTTCTCCCGTACTTGAATACTGATCACCACCTG